AGTATATTCAAAATTACAACAACAGGCCTACTAAAGAAGCACTGGTAATTTCTTTGAGTGAAGATTCATCCATGATTGGTGATGGATTTGAGAAATGTTGTGAGATTATAAACGAATGTACCGAGTCTCATATGGAGAATGATCCGAAGTGGTTATCAGATATCACCGAAGATTTCTGCAAAGACAAGGCAGTTTATAATGCTATCATGGAATCTATTCATATCATCGATGGTAAGTCTACGACGAAAGCAGACACCGCGATCCCTGAGATTCTATCAGAAGCGTTGTCTGTCTCGTTCGACACGCACATCGGACACGACTATATTGCAGACGCTGATGAGCGATTTAGGTTCTATCATAAAGTAGAAAAGAAAGTTCCATTTGATCTTGAGTTTTTCAACACGATCACTGCTGGAGGGACACCTCAGAAGACTCTCAACATTGTGATGGCAGGAACAGGAGTTGGTAAGTCTTTGTTCATGTGTCACCATGCTGCAAATTGTTTGACACAGAATCTAAATGTTCTTTATATTACATGTGAGATGGCAGAGGAGAGGATTGCAGAACGCATAGATGCTAATCTGATGGATGTTACTATGGATACTCTTAAAGAACTACCAAAGCAGATGTATGACAAGAAGTTGGAATCTGCAACAGGTGGTATGTCAGGCACTCTAATCATAAAAGAATATCCTACTGCAACAGCAAATGCCAATCACTTTAGAATTCTATTGGACGAACTTGCAATCAAGAAGAAGTTTGTTCCTGATGTTATCTTTATTGATTATCTCAACATCTGTGCTTCTTCTAGAATTAAGCCTGGATCTAACACAAACACATATCAGTATGTCAAGTCGATTGCAGAAGAACTAAGAGGAATGGCTGTGGAATACAATGTACCCGTGTTCTCTGCAACACAAACAAATAGACAGGGATATTCCAGTACAGACGTTGGACTTGAAGATACATCTGAATCTTTTGGACTCCCTGCGACTGCTGACTTCATGTTCGCACTCATATCCACGGAAGAACTAGACGAGAATAATCAAGTATTAGTAAAACAACTCAAAAATAGGTATAACGACACAGTTGCAAATCGTAAGTTTTTATTGCAAATTGATAGATCAAAAATGAAATTATCTGATGTCGAGCAGGTTGAGTTGACAGAATCTAACCAAACAGAAACTACATTGGGATCTGGGTTTGATGGTAATAACTTTGAATCTAAGTTTGCTTCATCCAAAGAGAAGTTTACAACATGGAATATATAAGATGAGTTCGTTCATAGATAAAAAATTCATTAACATGGTATCGCCGCAACTACAGAGATTCAAGTGGAAGAAAGAAAACCTTGCTAACTGTAGGTGTCCGGTGTGTGGAGATTCTAGTAAAAACCAAACTAAGGCTAGAGGATTCTTTTATCAGAAAAATAATGATTTTTTTTACAAGTGTCATAATTGTAATTATGGAAGTAACCTATATAATTTTTTAGATAAGGTATCACCTTCTCTGTGCAAAGAGTACGCTCTGGAACGATTTAGAGGAGGTGAAGATGGAAAATCAAATTACAAGAAACCAGAGAGAGAAGAGTTGTTCAGATTTAATTCTAAGCCAAAATTTAAAAGTAAGTCAAAATTACTAAAGGGTGTTCCGTGTGTGAAAGATTTACCTAACGATCATCCAGTCGTTAGATTTGTTAACATGAGACAAATACCAAAACAACATTGGGATAAGTTATACTTCACTGACGACTTTGGTACATTTACAAAGCGTCTTGATCCAGAGGGACTTCACTATATTGGAAAAGAAGATAGACTAATTATTCCGTTCTTTGACAAAGAAGGCAACATCGTTGCTGCACAAGGACGAGCAATTAATTTTAAAGATGAAGCAAATGCAAGACGAACTGTAAAGTATATTACTGTAAAAAGTGATAAGTCTTCTGATAGGTTGTGGTATGGTCAATGGAGAGTTGATCCGAAGAAGAAGATCTATATCGTAGAAGGTCCCCTAGACAGTTTGTTTCTTAGGAATGCTATAGCGATGGTTGGTGCCGGCGCTCTTGATCAAGTACCAGAGCATCTTAAGAAAAGTGAAGGGGTTTATGTTCTTGACAACGAACCACGGAATCTTCAAATAGTACGATACAATGAAAGATTGATTGAACTCGGAAAGACTATATGTGTCTGGCCTAATTCTACACAAGAAAAAGACATAAACGATATGGTTTATACTATGTCTACGAGAAAGATTGAAAAACTAATCGATCAGAATACATATTCTGGACTCGAAGCGACACTTAAATTAAACGAGTGGCGAAAGGTATAAGATGCCAGATATTTCATTATGGATGTGGACGGGGTTTCTCCTCGCCGCGTATAGTGTAATTGCAAACGATTCAATCCAAACTCTTGGAACTTGGATTGCGAGCAACAAGAAAGTAAACTGGAAGATCATGTGGGGATTTGCCTCATCTGTTCTTCTTATTGCCATATGGTATGGTTGGTGGGCATACGACGGAGACATTTCTTACGGGAGACTCAATAAGATTCCGTTCGAGGGTGTTGAGTGGTATCAAGCACTCGCTCCAGCAGTGCTGCTCGTCCTTACCCGGTTTGGTGTTCCTGTTTCTACATCATTCCTAGTGCTTTCTGCCTTTGCATCGACCGTAGTGCTACAGAAAGTTCTTATGAAGTCTATGCTTGGGTACGCTGTTGCCGGGGTAGCGGCGTACTTTATCTGGTTGATGCTTACTCGTCTTATAGATGAAGGTAAGAGCATCAAAGACTCACATAAACGAAGATGGATAATCGCCCAGTGGGTAACTACAGGATTTCTCTGGTGGACATGGTTATCACACGACATGGCAAATATTGCCGTATATTTACCACGACAGATTCCTGTGGGAGTTATGTTCATTATATCTGCCGTTTTCGTTGGTGGCCTCGCGTGGATGCTACAACATCGAGGCGGACGAATTCAGGAAATTGTAGTACAGAAAAAAAATACTAAATATGTACGTTCTGCTACCTTGATTGATTTGTTTTACTTTGTTATACTATACATCTTCAAGGAAGTGAATGACATTCCTATGTCAACGACTTGGGTATTTGTTGGGTTGCTTACTGGTAGAGAACTGGCGATCGCCTCCTATCGACAGAAGGATGGAATCAAGAAAGTGTTTCCGATTGTAGGGAAAGACTTCTTGAAGTTAATGGTAGGACTCGCGGCGTCTGTTATTATTGTATTAATTGTTCAGAATGCAAAGGATTGATTATGAGAGTTTTAGATAAAGGACATGTTCAAATTGTTGATTATATGGGAAGTGATCTTACCGTATGTAATGCTGCACGGGTTTCGTTTAACAGCGAAAGTGAATGGTGTACTGACGAAGAAGCAGTTTGGCGACTTGATGAAAGTGGATCACAGTACCATAAAGAAGACGTTAGACAACTGTGTGTTAAGGATAACAAACTACTAAGTTACCTTGCAAAACATAATCACTGGACTCCATTTGCACATCCTCAGATTACATTGCGGATCAAGGCACCAATTTCTATCCGCACACAGTTCTTCAAGCACAAGCAGGGGTTCGTAGAGAATGAGATCAGTAGAAGATATGTCTCCTACGAACCAGAATTTTATATCCCAACATGGCGTGGTAAACCAACTGATGGTGCTAAACAGGGAAGTGATGATTTTATTAGTGTTGACATGGAAACAGAAAAGGGTTATGATAATGCATTGCGTCTATGTTTGTATAATTATAACGAATTACTGAGAAATGGTGTCGCACCGGAACAAGCACGTTTTGTCTTACCACAGTCAATGTATACTGAATGGTATTGGACTGGTTCACTTGCAGCATACGCTAGATTCTATAGTCAAAGAATTGACGAACATGCTCAGTGGGAGATCCGAGAGTATGCTGAAACTATTGGTAGAATTATTTCCAAATTGTTCCCCGTATCATGGGAACACCTAACTAACAACGCATAAATAAAGTATCTAAAAATTAACACGGAGTATATTATGGATTCATTACCTAGTTTGTATCAAGATTTTATTCACCTGAGTCGCTACTCTCGCTGGTTACCAGAAGAGAACAGAAGAGAAACATGGGAAGAAACGGTTAAACGCTATTTCGATTTCTTTACATGGCATCTAGATGAATATCATTCATACAAGGTATCTGCTTCAGAAAGAAAAGAATTAGAAGAAGCAGTATTGAACTTGGAGGTTATGCCTTCAATGAGAGCATTGATGACTGCCGGTGAAGCACTTAAGAGAGATAATGTTGCAGGATATAATTGCTCATACTTAAGTGCGGGTAGAGTCCGTTCGTTCGATGAAATTCTATATATTCTCATGTGTGGTACTGGTGTCGGTTTCAGTGTTGAACGTGACTTCCTTGATAAACTACCCACGATTGCTGAAGGATTCGAGGACAGTGATACTACAATCGTTGTACAAGACAGTAAGATGGGTTGGGCGAAGTCTTATAAAGAACTCACCTCGCTTCTTATTGGAGGTCAAGTTCCGAAATGGGACTTGTCAAAGATTCGACCTGCCGGCGCGAGACTCAAAACTTTCGGTGGTCGTGCTTCGGGGCCAGCACCACTGGACGATCTATTCCGATTCACAGTGGACACCTATAAAAAGGCTGTTGGAAGAAAACTCACATCAATCGAGTGTCACGATATCATCTGTAAGATTGCTGAAGTGGTCGTTGTGGGGGGAGTACGTCGAAGTGCCCTTATCTCACTCTCTTCGCTTACCGATGAGCGGATGCGTGATGCGAAGCACGGACAGTGGTGGATTTCCGATCCGCAAAGAGCATTATCGAACAACTCGGTTTCGTACAAAACTAAACCAGAAGTAGGTACGTTCATGGAGGAATGGATTTCTCTTTATAAGAGTAAGTCAGGTGAACGTGGTATCTTTAATAGAGAAGCAGCACAGAGTCAGATTGAACGAGCAAACGAGTTCCGGAGTTCCCTTGGTGATGGATTTGTACTCAGAGAATCAAATCATAATTTTGGTACAAACCCATGCAGCGAGATCATTCTAAGAGATAGAGAATTCTGCAACCTAACTGAAATCGTTGTCCGTGGTGATGATACCGTAGAGTCTCTAGAGAGAAAGGTACGCCTTGCCACTATTCTTGGAACATGGCAGTCTACTCTTACCAACTTCAAATACCTCTCAAGTGAGTGGGAAAAGAACTGCGAAGAAGAACGACTTCTTGGTGTGTCTTTGACTGGTATCATGGATAGTTCGTTGTTAAATGGGAAGAGTAAAGGACTTGAAGAACGACTTGAACAAATGAAAAAGGTTTCAGTTGTTACTAATAAGCAAATTGCCAAGAAGTTACACATTAATGCCTCCGCAAGTATCACATGTGTTAAGCCTAGTGGTACAGTTTCGCAGTTGGTTGATGCCGCATCTGGTATTCATGCAAGACATAATGATTATTATATTCGTACTGTTCGTGCGGACATCAAGGATCCTCTGTGTGAGTTCATGAAGGACAAGGGATTCCCATGTGAACCCGATGTTATGAAACCGGATAACACTATGGTATTTTCTTTCCCCATGAAATCACCAAAGAATGCCGTTTGCAGAAAAGATCTAACAGCAATCGAACAACTAGAACTTTGGTTGTCCTATCAGAAGTATTGGTGTGAACATAAACCTTCAATCACCGTTACTGTGAAAGAAGATGAATGGTTTACAGTTGGTGCCTGGGTCTATGAGAATTTCGATGAAGTTTGTGGTGTTTCTTTCCTACCATATTCCGATCATAGTTACAAGCAAGCACCATATCAAGATTGTACCAAGGAAGAATATCAGGTAGCATTGAAGAAGATGCCAAAGGATATAGACTGGTCTGCAATGGTTAAGTATGAGACCGAAGATAATACTTCGGGTTCTCAGACATATGCCTGTAGTGGAAATTCTTGTGAAATAGTTGACTTAACTGGTTGATTGGGGTTGACTAGCGAAAACTTTTGCTATATACTCTACTTAACTTTTTAATCGGGGTGCAGCAATGCACCCCACACTTTTTGAGTCTCAATTCGAGACATTGCCCTAATATAAGGAGAAAAAATTATGGCTACAAGTAAAAGTGAATGTGATGTTTCTAAATGTTGTAAAGAAGATGTTGTGACGAGGACACTGGGTAAGTTCGGTATCTGCCGATCCATGCTCATCACTCTTGCACTTGTTCCCTTCGCCTGGGAAGGCGTTGTTTGGGGTGCAAGCGCCGTTAAGTCCCTCTGGGACGCCGCTACTTCCGCAGTGGGTTCTTGATAACCCCATAAAGGAGATTTCTTATGAACAAAAAGAAATGGACAATTTACGGTGGTATTGTTGTTGCAATCGCAGCAGCATCTATTGCCGTACCTGCTCTTGCTGACGACATGACTCCTGCACAACTTCGTGCAGAAGCAGATCGTATTGAAATGGCACAAGACAGAGCAGAAATGACTCAGGCAGTAGTGCGAGATGTACTCGCAGATGCAAATTCCCGTACCACGTTCCGAGGTGGAGATGCCCCGGTAACCGTGAATGTACATGGGTTTGTTCAAACTCGCTTTTCCTATAGCGGGGGCGGTGGACTTGATGCCGAACACGGTTTCAGTGTTCCCCGTGCAAGACTTATCCTTTCTGGCGATTTATTCGACTGGGAGTATAAGGTAAGCGGTCAATGGAGTGACAGCACTAATACTTTCGATCTCAAGGATGCATATGCACAAGGAGATCTATTCGACGGAACTTTCCGAGTAGGACAGTTCAAATCACCCTTTATGCGTGAGGTTCTTGTTGCTCAACAGGACACTCTCATGACTGATCGTTCCATTGTTTCCAACCAGTTTGGACAGGGACGATCACAGGGTGTTCAGTGGAGTCGTGACTTCGGTGTACTAGATTTTGCTGGTGCATATACCGATGGTTTCAACACTGCTAACGGTGCAGGTGTTCAGAACGGACAGGCATTTACTGCCCGTGCTGGATTCGATGCTACCGAATGGTGGAACATTGGCGCTGCCATTTCGTACAACGATCTGGTTTCGTCTGACTACCTTACATACACTGTTGATACTAAGGTATCAACTGGTGGTCTTGACTTGACTGCTGCATACGTTGCAACTAGCGGTGACGCTGGTGACAACTGGGGTGCAACTGTTCAAGCAGGATACTTTTGCTTCGAGGACTTCCAAGGTTTCGTTGCATATGAGTATGGTGATCTCGAAGGAGTCACCGAAAATCTAAGCACAATTACTGTTGGTGGAAATTACTTCTTCAACAACAATGTCAAGTGGACAACCGACTTTGGTTATGCACTGAACGGCATTAGCGGTGCTTGGGATCTTGGAGAAACTGGTTGGCGTGCAGGTGACTCTGGTGAGTACATCGTTCGCACTCAGATTCAGGTTTCTTTCTGATCTAAGATTATACACTCTATATTATGAAAAAACACCCCTGTTCTCGTGCAGGGGTGTTTTTGTATCTACATATAATGGAGAAGAACTTATATGCTAGATTCTACAATACACGATTTTGCGGTGGTGGTACTGTTGTTGATGATAATACTTTTACCAGACGAATAAATACTAATGGAGAAGTAAATATGATTATTGCCGGTATTGACTATTCAATGAGAGGTCCTAGTATATGCATATATGCAGGGACAGAAAAAGATTCTTTCTCTTTCGAGAGATGTAGAATCTTTTATTTAACTGATGTTAAGAAGTATGCCAACTACTACCTAGAAAATATAAGTGGTGAACGCTTTGTTGATTATAACCACGAGTGTGAAAGATACAAGACAATTGCAGACTGGTCTTTAGATAAACTCGCCGGTGTTGATCAGGTAGGATTAGAAGGTTACGCATATGGTGCAAAGGGTAAAGTCTTTCATATTGCAGAAAACACTGGCATCCTTAAGTATAAATTATACGAAGCAGGAATTCCTGTTGAAATCTTTACCCCGTCAAACGTCAAGAAATTTGCAACAGGTAAAGGTAATGCAACAAAGGAAGATATGCACAGTACCTTTAAAAGAGAAACCAAACGAGACATAATGCAAACTATAACACCAACACGGACCACTATTGTTAGTCCAGTTTCTGATGTTGTTGATTCGTTTTATGTTTGTAAGTTACTATATAATAATATCAAAAAAACATCATAATGTATATAAGTAAGGAATCATAATGATAGAAAAATTATCAAAGTTTGAAATGAATGTAAATTCTCAAAATGGAGAAGATGGAGTTTTACAAGAAGTATTAAAACGTCTGGATATAAAACTAGGGACATTTTGTGAATTTGGTGCCTGGGATGGTGTACATCTTAGTAATACTTATCTCTTAGCACAAAAAGGTTGGAGAGGTGTTTATATTGAAGGTGACTCCGATAAATTTAATGATCTTCTTGAAACTAAGAAAAAACATCATCCGGATCAATTGATATGTGTTAATAAGTTTGTTTCTGTCGATGGAGAGAACTCTCTGGACTCTATATTAAAATCTACCGAAATCGAAACTGGTTTTGATTTATTATCTATAGACATAGATAGTTACGATTATCAAGTATGGGAATCATTGAGAGAATATAATCCAAAAATTGTAGTAATAGAGGTTAATGGTGAACTTGGTGCAGACACAGAGCAGATTCATACTTTCGATGATGATGGTAATGTTTTGCTTCAGGGAAGTTCATATGCCAGTACACACAAACTAGGGGAAAGTAAGGGTTATACTTGTATATACCATGCTGGAAATATGATCTTCCTTCGCAATGATTTATTTGATCCCAATAAGTTTGAACATGGTTATTATGATTGGGTTATGCGACGGAGAAGATGAATCCTAAATTTTCTTGAATCCGTTTTTGATCTTTATATGAGATACTATAGTTTTGGTGAGAGAACTGGTAACTTTAGATGCATATCCACCAACCCCAAATATTTCTTTTCTCTCTTCTGGTGTTAGACGCACTTTCATCTCTTCTACCAATTGAATGATTTCTTTCATTGCTTCTTTGTCGTGTCTGCCTTCTATAAGCATCCATCCCACAACACCAAGTGTAGCAACAAGTCCAACAACCAACACAACAAGTCCAACAGTTGCGATCTCTTCAAGATAGAATTGTGACGCAGACGCAAATCCTACTGTTAGTATACCAATAGCGAGAACAACCCCACCTAGTTTACCACTCACCCAGAACGCCAGAAATGCACCACCTACAAGCATTGAAAATCCTATAACAAAGAACAAAGTTATAAAACTATGTAAGTTCTGTAGTGCTTCCTTACGAACTTCTCGATCTGATTGTTCGTATTCCAGTACCAGTTCTTCTAGATTTTGTATGTGTCCTATAGCAGCCGAAACTCTAGAGTTTGCTGCGTTGAGATCTTCTAGTGCCTCTTCGATTCGGATCTGTTCTTTTTCTGCCGAATCTACGTCTTCTTTGATTGCTTCTGCCGAGTTTTCAATTCGAGTAAGAATGGGATCTGACTGATTTGGAGCGAGTGCTACTTCGTTTAGTATGTTTTCTGCGTGTTCGTCAATGCTCACCAGACCCTCTGTGATCGCTTCTCCCGCGTCCGTGATCTCTTTCGTCTGTTCCCTCTGTTCTCTTATTGTTTCGACTACAGTAGAAGATGCACCCCCATTGTTTGGCGACAGATCTAGGGTTTTACATCCAGTTATGGTCGAAATAAATACAGTAACGAATAGTAACGCTTTCATGTTATCGTTTTGTGGGTGGAATGAGATAACTCATTACGCCACTTTTTTCATCCTTAATTATTATTGGAGCAGTTGGGTTACGGTGTGCATATGATCTGATGTCTTGGTTGTTCATGTCTTCCATGTTCATCTTTCTAGACCATCGTTCATACTTTGTTCGACCATTCATACACTTTGAATATTCTTCGCTGGTGACAGTGAATACAGAGCAACCAGCAAATTTTTCCTGCACCTTTTTCTTCTTCTTAGGTTTAATGGCAAGATCATCAGCATCTCTGCCTGCAACTTGAGGTTGATTTGGTTTGCCTAGGTTATATCCCATTCCAGAGATACCACCACCCGCAGCAAAGTTTGCTGGTACATCCTCTTCCAATCCTTCGTTTCTTGGTACACAGTTGGGAACTCTCTTCCCATCTTTCATTTTGTATCCTTGCTGTACATGAGTACTCCAGCATTCACACAGTTCTTCGCGTAGTTGAGTGTATGTTTTCATTTATTATTCCTCTTATAATCTTGCCAGAAGTTCTGTACGCTTTTCTTGCGTTTTTGTTCTCGTATATTTTTTATCTTGGTGAGCGCCACTTTGCGGTTCTTGGATGGCATGGTAGGAGACACAGGAACCCCTTCAATCTTCTTGGAGGGTTTCTTGTTTGGTGTTGCAGGAATCCGTGAAGACTGCTGTCTCTTTGGTCTGTTTTTTCCACATCCACAACCCATTAGATGCTCCTTGTGATGGTTAGTAGTTTCTGCACCTGAAGATCGCATTGAGTCTGTCGTTGACCACCAGGCCAGTACAAGTAATCCTTTTCCTTATTTTTCTTTAGGTTCACAAGGAGAGGAAGTGTTACTCGTTCGATTTCTTTCATCTTTGCCTGTAGCAGTTCGTCGTATTGCTGCTTGACTGCACCAGCACCTTCGCAGGTAGAGTTCATCTGAAGAATGAGATCCAACTTATCCTGCATTTCTTTGATTTCATCGGGAGTGGTTCCGTCATCGATCTTGATCAGCGAGTTTAATTCGTCCTCGTCCGCAGCAGTAAATCCAAAATCGAAGTTAGAGTCTAGATATTCTTCTGGAATTTGTTGATCATCATTCGCCATTAGTTTCTCCTACTTCGGTATTAAATAACCAGTTTAGTTCTATGTTATCAATATCAACACCTTCATCGTTTAGGTATTGTGTTATTTCATTTATAACATATTCACCATTACCGCCATGTTTTTCTGCTTCGTCCCGAAGAAGAACCATCGCTGTGGGGAATGTTTTTAATTGTGCTTTTAATTTTGGATCGGGGACTTTATTGATAATCTTTTTTAGATTGATAATAAGTCTATTGAAAACGTCAACCGACTTTCTCTCGACGGGATTGAGTGAGTCAAGATCTCTTATAAACCTACCACTCGAATCTATAATTTTATACTTATACGCATCCATGCTAGTGAATGGGGATGATATGAGTTTGATGAACTTATAAACAGTGAAAGCACTTACTACTTTATTTAAATCGTTTACTTCGTTTATCATTTGATGCTCTCAAGTATCTTAGTTATTCTGTGATCGGGCGGTATTCGTGACAGGTCTACTTCGGGTATTGTGTATGGTAAATGGTTTAAATATAGTAAGAATGATTTTAGGTGAGGGTGGAATTCTTTTCCTATTTTAAAAAACAAAATTCGTGAACAACCTTCCGCACCAAACACATTATATAATATTATTAAATGATTTAATACTAACCTCTCGCGGAGGAGTCCTTTCGATTCATATCTTCCTAGCAGTCGTTTGATGTATTTTATTCTGTTCAAATCCTCGTGAAACTCTTCCATGTTTTCACACTGTGGGTTTGAATACATCTTCATTGCATACATTAGAAAATTGTTTTTATTTAATTGTTTAAAATCCATAAACGAATACCAACTAATGTCAAGTCACTTTATGTCCCTTGTACTTCTTGTGTAACAATTCATCATGATCACCATCTTTAGCGTCACGATGGAAATCGTCTCTCATCTTACCTGCTACAGCATGAACGGTGTCTTTACTAAATCTACTACCGTGTTCTTTGTGGTATCGATCTGAAGCATCTTTTGCTGCGTAGTGCCACGCTTTGTGTGCTTTGTCGTGATCATACTTTCCGGATGCCATCTTGTTTCTGAGGTTCTTCTGGATTGGCTTAATTCTCTGCCGGTGTAGATCTGAGTGATTATTTGCATATAGGTGTAGTTCTCGTCCATCAGTATCTAATCCCTCTTCAATGACTTCCTCAGTTTCTTCGTTGACGGTTCCTTCTGTTACAGGAACAACTTTAGCATCCATAGTGTAGAGTCCGCCTTCTGGCTGATCTACTGAAACTTTGAGTGCTAGTCCCACACCATTGTTGAATTCTGAAATACCATCTGTAGTCTGGAATTCGTCGTGTGGTGTATCTACTGCTTTACCAAACGTACCACCGAATCTGTTTAGTGGAATTTCTACCGATCCGCCATCGAATCCCGAGGTGTTAGTCCAGTCGAAGTCCAGAGTCATGGTATTGAACTTATGTCTTATTTGTGCCATTGCTCCCTTGGGATCCAAAAACTCTCTTTGAGTAAATGCATTGAGGAAGGCGTTGATACGACCTAGTTCGTCTTGGTTTTCAATCCGATGTACGCCATAATGACTGTGGGCGCTTCTTTGTCCAGATCCCCATGTGGTATATCCACTTTCTGCAAGTGGTTCTACTTTATTGATGATTTCTTTAAATGACTTCATTTTAGTCTCCAATTGTTGTTATGTGCATACTATTTATATATGCCATTGTTTCATCGGTGTTTGTTTAGTTGGTGTCCTAATTGAACTTCTATGATCTTCCGGGATGTTTCCATCCACTCTGATACTGTTTCTGTGTCAATCTCGTCTGCTTTTGCCAGACTACACCACTGCGACATAACATATCCTATCGCTTGGTTGTTTTGTCTTATTGGTAGGAACGATAATGCTATGGTGTTGCTGTTTTCCATGAACTGCTTACACCAAGAATCTTCTAGTTCAGACACCATGTATATCTGTGGATCATCCTCAAGGACTAACGTGAGTCCATCTATACACATAGACAGGAGTAAGTCCTGTTTCACTTCGCGTTCGCTAGATACGCCTTTTCTTAGTGATTCGTGGGTTAGTGACTGCTTCTTCATCGAAATACCGTTTAGGAACTCACCACCATTATGAAACTGTACTATTTGTGCCCTTGCACAATCTGTTTTGACACGCAATTCGGTGAGTGTTTCGTGAAGTTGTGTATGCACATCCCAATTACAAGATGCAGGCATTTTTAAATCTGCGGGGGAAATTAGTTTAATTTTTCTTTTCTTCAACAAGAAAACAACTGCTGATATTGCTCCAGCACCAATACCCGCGACAACGCCCCCTAATTCAAACCAAAATGTAGTATCCATTTACTTGATCCTATTAAATTTCTCGTCTAGACTATTTATAGTCATAAAAGGTGTGTGTTTAGTGAGTTTCTTTCTTAGGGCGTCAGTACCATACTCGCCCGCACCACCTTCTTCATTTGTCTTGTTGTTTCCAATTCCTCTGTTTCTTGATGCAGAAGTTATTTGGATATTGTCGGACGAGTTATTTAAAGGGTTTCCATCTTTGTGGTGAACATCTTTACCGTCTCCAACTTTCAACTGACCTTTTCTAATTTTCTTATTTCTCAAACTGGTTCTAGAACTTCGTTTGGCTCTTTGCTCTGATGTACGATTATATTCCTTCTGACGTTTAGCACGACGAACCGGATCCTCATCTTCAGACAGTGAGTTTAAAAATTCTAGTTCATCTCGTAAATCAGCGTAGTTGTCTTCACCAATCTCTATGCGTTCATAACCATCAGTCCATCTCAACACTTCTTTGATTACGTTACCAGTGTCACCTAATCTCGGTAGTATAGTTTCGAGGACATGATTATAATCGATGAAGAGTTCTTCACCTTCTTCAATATCTTCTGTTGCAACCGTGTAGAAGTTACCGTCAACCTCTTCCAATCTAAGATTGGGGTGACGACTGTGGTTGGTTAGACGACAGAAATCTGTTCTCTGGTATTGTGGAACATCTTCTGTGATGTTAAGATAATACATTCCTAACATCTCACCATTTTCGACATTCTCCGTGGCAAAACTACCAAGTCCATGTCGATCTGACTCTTTAAACTCATAGGAATTCTTTAGAGTTGCGATGTTGGTTTTCTTGTTGTAGTTGTATTGACTAGGGGACTTACCATCCTTCTTTGCTGCACGATCTTTTGCACGTTCACCAGCAGACATGCTGTTTCTTTTCTTGCCTTTGTCTGTTAGTTGTTGACTGCCTTTCTTTAGCACACCATTCTTCTGGAGAGAGGCGTTTGCGATGGCATATGCAGCGTCCTTCGACTTACCCTTTGCCATGAGTTGCTGTACTAGACGATCAAGGATCTCTGGTTCCCTCAGTAACTGAACAGATTCCTCTACGGTTTCTGTGTCGTCTTCGCCCTCATTGTAATCGACATCCTTTTCAATTGGAATTCTCTTAGTCATACCATTGATTACGATGTCGGTGTATTCACCAGACTCTTCGACGTTGAGATCAGCAAGGTTGATAGAACTGGTGTCAATTGAATCTACTTCAATACCAAGGAACTCTTGAAGTCTGCCTGGATCTGATCCAATATACTTCGTTGCCTTATTCATGTATTCTTTAAAGTTTTCGTCACCTTCGTTCATCATCCTATTAGCAACCCATTCAAACGCTTCTTTTGTATCTGTAAATCCCTTGGCTTTAACAATCATACCAAGTGCTGACCAATAAGAATATGAACCAGTCTTCTGTCTCTGGGAAGATTTGAATCTGGTAAGAATGTTTAGGTTTGCAGGGAGTGCAACTTTATCGATATAGTCAGGATCAATTTGGATAAGTTTAGATTTGGTTCCGTCTCTGTTCATCGATAGAACGTGTGTTGCACACGCATCAGAGTCTTTACCAAACTTCATCTCTCCTGTCATTGATTCGTGAATGATCGCACGTTTAAACACTGTGCTACTTTCCATTAGTTCTGAGAACTTTTGGGTATGTTCCTTGTGGAGATCGTCGATTTCTTTCAGTCCTTTGATATCTCCTTCTTTTTCCCCACCAGCAAGGAATTTGCTTACTTTGTTTTCGCCTGCTGATCCTGTGGGTGTTTGTGCCGTTGTTACCCACGATTCTTGCATTTCTTTTAGTAGACCCTGTACTGCTTTTCTAGTCTTTGGTTCTTTTTTCAGTTCGTCGCCGTGCTTGTCCAAGATGTTTTCTAGAGTTGCTCGTGCTTCGCCTAACTTTGCAGACATGAGTTGTGCATCGCCACATTTTACCGATACGCGAATATTTTCCCCAGTCTTTTTATTCTTAAGCATCAAGTCTGTTTTTGGTGTGCTATCAGTCCCGCCTTTATCTGACCATGCACTCGTCAGTGGTTCGCTGGATCTACCAAAGTGAACTGCTTCATAGTCCGCAGCATCCCCACCAAGTTGCTCCTTGATAGTATCTACAAGTCTTCTGGAAGAATCTTTTAGTGTTTCACTTTGTTTAATTTTTTGCTGATCTGTGTCTGATATTAAACCGACTTTACTGTCATGTTCATGATCATCATTCCACACATCAACAAATCCTGCTTCCATGTCTACTGCTTTGTGATCCCAGTCAGGAAAGAGAGAACCCTTACCCTGAATAGTTTTACCATTCTTGGGTACACGTTTTGCAGGGGTTAATTCCGGTGCAGGCATTTCTTCGGGTTGTTGCATTTGTCCCTGTTGATCCGGGGACTGTTGCGTGTTTGCGCCTTGTCTCTTATCTGCTACCTGTTGCTGCGCCTGTTGCGCCATTGATTTCTTTTGTTGTTCCCATCCGAGTAATTTCTTCGCAGTTGATGTCCACTTGAAGTCCGGATCAACCGCGAGTCTGCCTGCTTTACCTGCATTGAGTTTACCTTTAGGTTTCTCACCCGGTGCAGATCCTGCAATAACTTCTGAGTGTTGATCTGGACTATAATCTTGTCCAAGAATAATTTTAATCTTGTCTTGATTATCTCTTACTGCTATAACTGAGTCCCACGGATTAGTTGATGCACGTTCCCCACGTTTTCTAGCAGCGTCTCTTTCCTTGGGATCCGATGTACCATTACCTCGATCCTGTTCTCGTTCTACTTTACGTCGTCTTGCTTCCTGATCGACGGAAGATACTTCGTTGATCATACTGAGGAAGTCTACGTCCATACTCTCTACTGCCTTTGCGGGATCGTTTGTTGTCATTCTTTGTCTCACCTGTTGAAGTCGTTCGGTTTCTGCTTTCTTCATCTGTGGAACCAATTTCTTTGATATGCGTGCGATAGCAGCCTTTTTCTTCTGTACCTTCTTGCCAATCTTTTCTCGCTCTTGGAACGATACATCAGACCATTTTCTATCACCAAGGATCTTTTTGCGAATGAGTTTGACTGCTTCTTTTCCTGCTTTCGCCTTGATTTGATCTGAACCCTTGCGTCGTTTTTCTTTCATCTTCCTTGCACGCATTCGCCTTTTTGCAGTCTTCTTAGCGGCACGTTGTAGTTTGCGTCTACCCTGTGTGCTTAGTTCGTTGATTGCCTCTTCTCGGAACTCGACGAACTCTTCATGATTGAACCACGACTCTGCTATAAAAGGCTTAATTCCCATTCCTTTTTGTACGGCCGCAAAGAGTCCTTTACTATCCCTTTCACTCATGTGAGTGGGAAGACCTAGGAGGAATGCTTGATAGTTTCCTTCTGCCGCGGCACCACGCATCTTTGATGCAGACATACCTTCAACGCCTTCCGCATCAGGATCTCTATCTCCTGCGGATACTACCTCGAAGTTAGTAAACATATATTCTTTGCCAATATACTTGGGGATTTGCTTTTGGAACTCAGCAACTCGATCACCACCGACTACCATAGTGACATCGGTGTATCCTGCATCGCTTAGTTTCTTGAGTAGTACGAATGGCGTATTCGCCTTGGCATCAACAGAGACATTGAATCCTTTAAGCACTTTCTTCATGTACTTTTCTTTGTCTCTCGCAGACAAAGGATTCTTTTTCTTGTCGGTGCTGCTACTACCGAAGATAGCATGTTCTGCACCGCGCCGTCTTGCTTCTTCTTTTACTTTAGTCGCCAGTAATAAATGTCCCGTGGTGGGGGGATTGAATCTGCCAAATGTAAAAACAATTTTCTTCATAGCGTTAAGCCTCCGATTATTATATGTATAAAAACAGGAGAGCATACATAGGTACACTCTCCTGCAATTTAATCCACTGACTTTCAACAACGGTATTGTTAAAATGGTTTCTCGGACCACCTCCTTTCGGTTGAAAGTCAGTGGGTTTTATTCACATCATCGGTTCCAAGGTAGTTTGCCTTTTACCCATGTCCATAACGGATTACCCACTAAAGCACCTGCAACGAAAATTACGATGCTGAAAAATATAGTTCCTAGTGTTGAGTTTATAATATCCATTATGGTTTCTCCTTATTTTTGAGTGAGTTTTTTACAAACAAAGCCTTTATGATGATTCCTAGTTCCATTCATTACTCCATACATTGCTGCTTTATTGAGTTCATTTTCTCTACAGAATTTGCTGAAGTTTGTCACCAAATACTTTATTCCTGAAGAGTCCGTAAACTCATATTGAGTTTCTATCGGTTCATTGATCGTTTCATCATTATTATATAGGGTTTGCCATTCCCAATACTTCCCATTTTTTTCAAATCTACCACCGTGTTCTGAAATAAACTTTTCTCGCCAGATGTGAGATTTAGAATCATCATTCATCTTGATCCAAGTTTTGGTATTTCTTCGGTTTACTAAGTCTTTATTCATTGTTATATCCAGTTCTTATCTACTGTAAAGTTTGCTCTACTGAATTCCAGTCTATCAACCAACTTTACTGCATTTTTAGTGAGTTTATCGATTGCAACGAACCCCTCGGGTGCCGTTACATTAAATCCAGTAGCAGTTTGTATAAATGTTCCAATGGACTTGACTGACTCTAATTTTCGTACAAGAATAATTTTAGCAGACGTAAGAGATGCGTGCAGTGCGAAAACAGTATCCAAGTTTGTATTTTTGGCTTTAAGATAACTTACCATCTCATCGCGTGCAGATTCTTTTCTCGCCTTTGCGGCATCCGTCTTAAGTGCATCTATTCCTGCTTGTAGTTTACTATCAATCCATTCAGTAAACCCAGAAGAGGAAAGAGATGTCACACCCTTACGTACTTGCTGATTTGCGTAGATGTTTAATTCATCTACTACTTTAGAATTGTCCTTTAGTTCATCCAAAAACGATTTAGATGAGGACAATAAGGATCTCGCGGTCTTAAGATGACCGTTTAGTGTTTCCGTTTCGCTTGATGTGAGAGTTGCAGTCCCCGTTACGTCTCTAAACTTGGCATCATCGACCCACACACCAGATACTTTCTTTAGTGCATCTACATTTACGTTGAAAGATGCTTTCATCTTTGATGTTGATCTCCCAGTATACTTTGTGTGGAATACAATACCCATCTTAGATGATTGTATTTTCTTACCAAAGTCAGAGTCAACAGGCACTGCATATGTAATTGTGTTCGGTGTAAAGGTGTAATAAGATTCACCTTTTATTTTCTTTACAGTAACATCACCGGGACCAAACATCATGTCACCTTGAATCACTCCCTTGATAGGAAGTTTCTTGAGGTACTTGAGTGCAGTCTCAAGAGATCGTGATACACCGCCTGGATGATTCTTCCTGATGTCAGCAACTGTGTAGTTTATCTTTGGAGTCTTATTGAATATACTTTTAGTACCGACAAAGAACTTCTTTGTCTCTGGATGAATACCACAGAAAATTGCCGGCGCTCCGTCCCATTTTACCGTTGCACTTATCTTTGTTGCCGCTTGTCCTGATAGCATCTTCGCAACCTCTTCAGCAAATGAGATTGCTTCCTCTACTCTTCCACTACCCTCAAAGACAAGATCTTCAAGGTGGGTCATGTGAGTGTTCTTTGCTTCAGTTAGATATGTGCTAAATGACTTCATGTTATTATGTATTCTTTCTACACAGTGACTTGCTGTCTTTGGTAATTTAGAATTGCTTTTCTTAATGCTACTACATGATTCACCGGGTTACCTGTAAACACCTGTGGTGTTGCTCGATCTTCTGAAGCAACCAGTATATTATACTCTTTGATAGGAATACCAGTTCGCTCTTGCCACATAATACAGTATGCTGTTGCCTGTAGGTGATAATTTTCAATATCTTTAGATCGTTTAGTTCTAGTGCTACCCTTGAAGTCAATGACAGATAGTGTACCATTGTATTCTGCGATACAATCGACTCTACCTGCCAGTTCAAGTGTTCTACTAAACAACGCCACTTCCAATGCACGGACGTTATCAATCTTGTCTAGTTCTGGTTTAATCTGCACAAACAAGTCTGCCACATTTGGATCAAGACTCATAAGATCAACGTCTTCGTTGTTCAGATAATCCTCGATGATATTGTGTAGGTTGTTTCCACGACGCAACACTCGTTTGCTTTCTTGTGGGTTGTTTCTTCGCCATTCTGCAAAGAATTTCTGTTTTTCCCAACCAACCACTGTCGTGACGCTAGGAAAATTACCCACTGGAGTGGAATATGTTCGAGTTCCGTCTCCGCCTGTGTTTGCTTTCATTTCAGCCAGAGATTCAATGTGTTCTGGCAGTTCAATGTGGTTAAAGATCTTCTGCATGTACATATTATACTCCAATTACTATAAATGTCAACTAAAATACATACTATATAGTCAATTAAAAATAGGGAGATACCACAATGGCAGGCGCAGATCAAGAACGTCAAGAACGAGGGTTGGTGAATGCAGTAAACCGAGCAGTGAAAAGTAATGGCGGAAACCCCATTACGGTTATGACACAGATCGGAACTCTCCGGAATATAGTTCAGGCCATTAAAATAGAAGGACGAAATCCACAAGGAAACGAACCATACACAGATGTTAGTCTAAAGTCTACTGGTTACAGATCATGGAATCTTTCTCTGAAAGGTGAACAGGCACCTTCCCTCGCTGGTGGTGGATTGGAAGGACTGGAGAAGATCGTACCCGGAATATCGGGTAGATTTCTAAGAGCAGCATATAGATCATACATTACAGCAGGATACAAAGAAGGGGATGATGTGCCAGACACATATGCACAGATCCCCAGCAATCTTGTTAAGAAGATTGTAATTGGAACCAAACCAATGGGCGGACCGATTCACTATATGTACATTGGAGGCATGGATGTGACGCATCGGTTCCAAAAGAATAATAGCACTTTAATGGTTACAAACGGAAGACTAATTACTTCCTCCATATTTGCATCTCGTTACGGTTTAGCGTTTCGTTTGCGAAGACGCCGTAAGGATGCCAAATTTATATTGGAAGGTAGTAAGGGAGGAAAGGATAAACGTGGACTACCTATGATCACGCACGGTAGAAGAATTGTTACTGTAGATAGTATTCCGGCAGGAGCAAACACAGTTAATATATAAAAAAACAGAGATCTCAAAAGAGATCTCTGTCTGAGGGCGCCTGAGAAGGTTCAGACTTTATTGTTTCTTCATTGCGAGACGTTTTCTCTTGATTTTGGAGGCGTATAGTGCAGACTCTTCTTTGGATTCTTCTCCACCTTGCTTGCTTTTTGCAAATTTCTTACCGAGGGCGTTTACTGCCATACCACCAACTGCCTTAGCGGCCATTCCGATAAGTGGTGCAATCTCGTCAATTTGTTCAGCAGATTCTTTCTTGACTCCCTTGGTACGGTTCTCTTCGCCAGCACCTTCTGTTTTACCATAACCGGCATACAGTTTACTTGCTGCTTTTCTTCCCTTACCTTTGGGTGCAAGTTCCATATTCTCTTGCTTATCGTCTTCCTTACCTGCCTTGCGTTCGTCCTCTTCGTCTGCATTTTCTTCGTCATCGATCACGGCTTCTTTCTTGACACCTTTGCCACGGTTTTCTTCACCGGCGCCTTCTGATTTACCGTATCCAGCATAGAGTTTCTTTGCAGCATCAGAACCCTTACCCTTGGGTGCGAGTTCCATGTTTTCTTCTTGCTCTTCTTCCGAGTCCTTTGCTTTCTTCTTTGCAATGCTTGCCTTGATCTTACTTGCAACCTTTGATGCTGCACCAGCGGCAGCAGCACGGACTACTGGGTTACCTGCGGCCGCGGCAACTGCTTTACCGACACCTTCGTCGAGTTCAACCGGAGCATTGGATTCCATTACTCGTCTAGCAGCATCAGCAAGAGAATCGACGTTGTTTGTACCTTGCTCCTGCACGTTCTGTGCGTGCCAATATCCATTTCTGAAATCCTTCATTTTAGGATCATTATTTTTGGCGTCTTGCGCCCATTGCATCCATTGTTGTTTATCGAACATTTAATAACTCCTTTGAAGTTTGTATTAGTTTATATGAGTATGTAGTAAAAACTATAATTAGTGCCTATTATTTATTCTTCTTTGCTTTATGAATTGCATCTAATTTCTTATCATACTCTTTGTCATTCAGTGCTTTGTTCATTTCCTTAGCGGTTGGTTCTGGGTTGGACTTATCCAAGTCAGAGACATTTTCGCCTACATCTTTCTTTCCAGGCCAGTCTCTCATCTTGGTGGTGATCTTCTTACCACCTGGTCCAACTGATTGGATCTTATATCCAATCTTCTTTTCTGGATTTAGTTTAACCTTGATCTTTGGTGCTTCATCCATTGGGGTACGACTTGCACTCTGACGTTTTCGTGCGAGGGACATGGGATTTTCTGCACCATCCGCGTCACCCTTACGAAGTTTGCCGCCTGCCTTGAGATCTGCTCTTGCCGCACCACGACTATATGCCTTGCGAACCTCTGGATCTCTTGCTCGTCCTCTTTCGTCCTTCGCTGGCATCTTGAGTTCATCGAGTTCGACTTCTTCGTCGTACTGACGAGCAACGAGTTTCTTGGTTGCCTTATCGACACCCTTCGCTCTTTTATTAGTTTTATTAGTGACTTTTCCGAAATCGCCGTACTTGTCCCGTGTAATTTGGGCCCTCGCTTTGTCTTTGTAATTCATAATAGTGGCCTTCTTGAGTTCATCGACTTGTTCAATGTCCTCGTTGTATGGGAATCCCTTACCCTTGAGTGGTTGTTCGATACCCATTCTCTTAGCGTCTTCATCACTGATTTGTTCACCCATACGTTTCCTGTAGTCCTTACCGGCAATACTACGCATGTCGAGATCAGTCTTGGCCTTTACCACACCCTTTTGTCGCTTTCGTAACTTGTCCATCTCACCCTTGTCTGCTTTCATGTGACTTGGTTTGTCTGCCATTCGAGCGACACGATTGGTGTTGTCCTTCTGTGCCTTACCGATGTAGGACTTCATGGTTTTTGCATCAAGTTCATCAACCTGTTCAAAGGATTCATTTGAGATTGTATAATTTTTGATTTTGTTCTTTTTAAGTTCAGTGTCAAGTCGTTTTCTGTCGCCCTTTGGTACTTTGATTTCACCATTTGGTGATATCACACCCATGACGCCAATTTTTCTCATGATCTTACGAGCCTCATAGTTTTCATCAACCTGCTCGACTTCTTCGTTCTTCTTTTTATATTGACCTGTATATACAACATGGTTGCCATCATTATCTTTTTCAACACTACCTTGCGGGTATTTCTTTCTTAATTTGGAAACCTGATCACCGGATAATTTTGTATTGGTGTAACCAACTTTTTGTCCAGTATTATCGTGATCATATTGCTGGATAACTTCATCAACCTGTTCGACTTCTTCGTTCTTCTTACCAGCAAAGAGTCTCTGTCCTTTGTACTTACCAGCAACGTCAGGAATGCCAGCATCTCTGCGACTTCTCACTTCTGCACTCTTGTTGTGCTTCGTAACTAGTCTATCAGCAGTTGCTTTGTCATGTCCGTGAGACATACCCATTGCACCTCTTGGGTGGTTCTTGAGAACAGAGTACGTTCCGTCATCTCTCTTCTTTGTGAAGTGTGCAGGTTCTTTGGCTTCACCAATGTTCATCTCAGACATCTCGGGATCGTACTCGGGGTTCTCTGGGTCGAAGTGTTCCATGACATCATCGACACTCAAGTACATGTCGGAGTCAGTGTCGTAGTACTTGCCTGCCTTCTTGTCGTAATAGAAGATCTTTCCAGACTTCTTGCTACGGTACGGACCCTCAAGTCCTTGTTTTTCTTTGTTGGGATACCTGTTTCTGTCTATACCAGGCACAACACCCTTTTTCTTGAACTTCTTATAGTGTGCCTTTGCAGACATTTCATTCATGTGTTCTACTGCTTGTTCGATCAGTGACTTATTTTCGTTTTCCACGGGATTCTCCTTTGGCTATTTTGGTGGCAGTTGCCCACAGTACGTCAGACCAAGATTTAGCAGGCCCGCGAGGTGGTGGATCGTATCGTTTTTTGAATTCGTCCTTGGGAAGGTCTTCACCTGTCTTCTTCTTCTTCTTTTTCTCTGCTTGTGAGAGTTCTCTCTCGTTGAACGGACGAGGTCCAGCGAGTCTACTCAGTGCAGGCATTAAGTCGCCTTGATGTTCGTTTAAGTTGACAGGAGGTAAGACGTATTTCATGTGGTGTTCCTTCATAATGTATATATATAATATCAAACGGAGGACAATATGCCATACCCATTACATCAAACAGGCAAAGTACATGATCAGGCGACTAGTCAAGTATTTGACCTAACATACAAAAACAACAAAGGTGTGTTAATATCACCAGGCGATGCCAACGGCACGATCACATTAAGACTGTTTTCATTTCCCGGTGGGGGTGAGAACGGTGATACCGTGCAGATTCCTATCGCAGCAGACAAAAAACCTTTTATCATTCCCATAAGAATAAAAGCAGTCACGGCGTGGACCGGTAACAACTCCTCTCTGACAGAATTATTGTGAGTCTATAGTGTCATATCCATCATATAAAGTAGCAAACGTAACTACTCTATCATCGGCCTCGAACGTGACGGTTACTCCCGTTAATAAAAATAATAAGGGATTTATAATTTTACCCACGTTTTTGTCCACGGCGACATCGGATCCGGCAACCGCAGAAATTAGACTATACTCACATCCAACAGGTGGTGAATTGGGAGATACGTTTACGATTTTTTGGTCTAATAATGATTCACCTATGACACCTACACATATACCGTTTAGAGTTCACTCTATATCTGCTATTACAACGACAGTAACGTATATCTTGGAATTAATTTAGGAGAAGTTATGTACCCATATTACAATACAGGACGAGTGTACACCAATTCCACTACTTCTGGAGCAAGCACGTCGAACCCCATTTTTCTCAATCAAAACAATAAAGGTATCATGGTTATACCCGATCAGACCTCGCCCGCCGGTGGTGCTGACTGCCAGGTGAAGATGATGGGAGTTGATGGGATGGAAGCACCCGGACATCCGGCAGGGGTTTTACTAGACGGATCCAATGGAGACGAGCCTTATTTCATTCCAGCAACTGTGTTATCAATCGTAGCCCAGGTCGCTAGTGACGCCCAAGTAGTGGAGTTATTCTAATGTATCCATATTACAACACAGGCATAGTACATACACCGGAAAATGTTAAAACTGGTGTTGAAGATAACTGGGTTCCTCTCAATGGGAAACCCAACAAGGGAGTTCTTATTGCTAATAAAGGCGGCGGAACTAAAACAAGAACATTTATACTTCCATCAAACCCTACCGGAAACATGCCTGGTGATTCGTTTCAGATCTCAATCCCCGCAAGAACTGTTGTAATATTGCCTCTGCGGATCTATTCAGTAGATCTATCTGACTTGTCGGGATCGGCCCAGACGGCAATGGTATTGCTATACTAGCCTTGTATATGAAAGTCTAACCACCTCGACCACATCTCTTTACCATTCTCATCTATAACAATCATTTGCAGACCAAAGAACGTAGGTTTCTTTGGTTTGTTTTTTAGTTTCATACTACACTCTTTGAGTAGTTTGTTACCCTTCGAGAGATTACACTTGCGACATGCAGTCACCAGATTAGTCCATCCGCCATCGCCACCTTTGGATCGTGGATGCACATGATCGAGTGTGAGTTTCTTTGTGTCTTTACATTCTTTACCACAATACTGGCATGACCATTTGTCTCGCTTGAATATATTCTTACGAGTTGGTTTCACATCCACGTTCCAAGGTACTTGAACATAACGAACAAGGACAAGTGCGGCGGGTAGTTTATATTCCCCTGCACTCGTCCTTATGTTATGGTGTCTATTATATCCATGTGGTTTCTGTGCTTTTCCACTCTCTATGAGTTTGACTGCACGCTTCCAGTCGATTACTTTAAGTACCTCTTCACTAGCATTCAATAAAAGAACTTCTTTATGCAAGTGTTTCCTCCTATAAGTGACATATTATATAGGAAATGGCATATATACTATAGATGTTATTCGTAAGATCAGTCTTTATGTTACTGCTGATCGTCGTAACTACTAGTTGTGCATCCCGTGAAAAGTTAGACGATACTAATCGTACATCAACATTTTCTCAAGAACAAACGAAATTACATTTTGATTTTATTGAACACAGCACCATTCCTGCTGCTGGATCATTGTACAACAAAGACGACAAGTTTGTTGGTTCGTGTGTTCTTGTAACTAAAAATATTGCACTGACCGCTGCTCACTGTATTCATTATGGTGATCTTAAGTACGTTAGGTTTGGCGAAGAAAAAATACTAATCGATATGCAATTCATCCACAAGGACTATTTCTTGTCTGGTGATGACATTGGTTTACTAGCATTTTCCACTGAATCAACACACACTCCTATGCCACTATTACAGAATGTAGAAGACCTCGGTGCGATGATTCCTCTACGCACAATCGCTCATGGTGGTGGTGATAAGAAGATAAGCAAGGATGATGTGTTTAGGTTCTATGGTATACTGAAAAATAGACCAAACGAAGTCATATTTCTCCCACTCAAAACCACTGTCTGGTTCGGTGATTCTGGTGGTGCCTTAGTCTGGGAAGATTCGGATGGAAACTATGCTCTGGTAGGAATCATCACACACTTTTCAACTGCTGATGATAAAATCTATGAGTGTGCGGCACGACGTACTGACACATTCAATCTGTGCGACGATATATGGCATCCTTGGTTTGTTGAATAGTCACGATCACTTCGAGAGAAAGTCTCTGATCTCTTCGTAGTTACTGTATGCTTTATCACCCGAACGACTCTTCTTGTTCTTCACCCATGCGTCAATATACATGGGACGGTTTATTCCCTTGTTACCATACTCAGGACCAGCATCAACAATATCTTGTAGTGTCTTCTTCTGTGACCTATTGAGTTTGGCAAGGTTCACTTCGACATCAATCTCGCGGGAGTTGTTTCGGATTCGTGCCCATCCCTTTTCGTGTGGTGCATTGTATACAACCTTACCCATATTATCTGGTGCCTTCTTACCGAAATACTTGGTGAAGTTTGCTGCTACCCAATCATAGTGTGTATACGGGTGTCCTTTGGGGTGTGTGATCTCTTTACTCGCGTTCATATCGTATACCTTACCCTTGGGATCAATCCAGAGTGTGTGACCAAACTTACCTTCGTTGAGTTCTTCCCACTCACGGAACATCGCCATTGTTCGTCCGATGTCACTACGCTTGTCTACGCGAATCTTCGAGGGATCTGGTTGGTTACCATCCAACCATACGTCAATGCGTTGCTTGTCTTTGAGTGTCTCTAGAGTCTTGCGTTGACCACCCTGATAAAACAACTGTAATTCAAGGTATTTGGCGTTCCGTGGTGACATGCGTGGATTCTTCTTGTCGAGATGTTTAGCAACTGCGTGTACACTACGCCAATCAGATCCCCCGATGGTTGTATATATGCTATCGATGACGATACGACACCATCCCTTTCGCATTGCTTCAAACTCGACCGGATGATCGATGTCCCATTCTCCACTGCGAAGATATGCTAAATGTTGTTCTGCTGATTCCTCTGGATCGGGTGCATCCATTTTGTCAAACCTAGTTGTCAACACACGAAGAACACTCTTGTCATTCATACGAAACTTAGATAGGTTATTGGTGAGGTATTGTACGTGGTATGGTTCTACACTACGCCATGTGTGCATTTTGCCACCTTTAGCATTGACCCACCCTTTGGACATGCCACCAGTTGCTTCCTCAATATATTCGCTAAATGATTTCATATGTCGCTCCAGAATACTCTTTCTTTACCCGTACTATTTATTCTTTTGGCAAGTGCTTTCATTGTCTTGTTTTTAAGGGCGAAGTCTGTACCTACGGTGCGTGAGTTATGCACGATAACTCTCAGGTTACCTGACTGGTGGACGATTGCATCATCATCATCGAGGTTCAAGAACCCAACGACACCCTTTGCATATGTTCCACTCACATATTTCTCACCTGTCATAGCAAACACCACCGCATCGTGTAATGCTTCGTCACTGTCCCATGCCCACATCTTGCCTTTCGTATCTACAAGCCACCTCAATTCATAGAACTTTGCCTTTTTCATGTGTGTGACAAGTTCCCTTTCGGTGGGGTTTTCTAAACCACGAAAGTTTTCCCACTTCGCACCTTTGTATGGTAATGCCGCCGATAATTTCGCAGGCCTCTCTGTGATGTATTCGCCAAATGATTTCATCAACAGTCCCACTTACGGAGTGCGAGTGCCTTGCGAGTTGGTTTACCCTTTTCGTCCTTCATTGGACCTTTCATACCACCCATTCTCGCACAGAATGACTTCCGTCTTCCTGCGGCCTTGCCATCAGGGTTCTTGGATGCAGTCTTCGATGATACAGGTGCTTTGAGATCGGATCCGGGGTTCTCTCGTTCGTATGATGCACGACCTTTGGCGTTCAATCCGCCTTCACTGTTCTTGCCTGCTTTACGTTGCCATGCCGCAGACTTCTCAATGACGTTACCCTCTTCGACCTTTTTAGTCTCAGGATCGTCGTGGTTATAACCCTTTTTCTTCATCTCAAGGTGATCCTTTTCTGTTTTGGCTTTATACCCCTTGCCAGTTTTAGGATCATACATCATGTGAGGTTTGAATTCGTCCTTGTCTTCATTCTGTTTACCATAGGTGACGCAAGGATCTTTACCACAACCGCAGTTTTTAGGTGTTTTTTCCTCTTCTACACTCTCAGTTTTCCACTTACCGCCGGCGGCCTTGTACTGTTTCGATGCCCAACCATTAGCATATGCAGAAGGGTATACGTCAAACTTCGCCTTTGCCTGTGACTTGAACTTCGACCAGAGTGATGGGTTGGTTGGTACGTTCTTTTCCTGTAAATAATCCTTAAATGATTTCATAGATTCCCCTATTTTGTTGGATACGTTAATTGGTTTATTGCCAGTACCGGGACGATCAACATCAGAGTCATTTCGCCTCTTGCGTCTCACTGCGGCACCTCGTTCATCCTTCGACATCTTACGCGCCTTTTCTTTAGACAGGCACTTTGGTTTACCCTCGCCGGGTTCTCTCGCACACTTACCGACACGTTCGCCTTTAGTATTGTAACGATCCCAACCACCACCGCCGGCACCGCCTTTTTTACCAGTACCAAACCATTTGCGTAGATCTTCCGAGAAATAATTTGTAAATGATTTCATGATGCCTCCTTGACATTATACTATGTATCAATGCCGACCTTTTTCAATTCTATTCCATGTTCTCTCATAGAAGTAGTATAGAAGAAACCCTCCCACGTTCAATTCAATTGCTAGATACACGGGATTACCGTTTGATCTACTTAGCATGATGATCGTATAACACATGATGAGTGCCAGTATACGGAATAGTATTGCTTTTACCAGACTGCGACTTTTTGACTCATGAAAACTCAATTTTATAACCTTAAAAACGGGGTTAAAATGTATACTAAAAAACCCCTATAATAGTAGTGCCAAACGGCTTTTTATGTTGAATTGTGGGGGAAAGTGTTGGAAAGTGGGAATCGTTTAAATGATGCATTAAATGGGGGTAATGCATGTTATGGCGGATCAACCCTTCCAACGCCTACCAGTGCGGTTCGTTGCCTTGTCAATGCTTCCATGACACTTAGGGGACACGTTCTTCTTGATGCGGTTCATCATCTCGCTCCACTGCCCACCAGTCTTCTTGTCGGGTGTTATGTTAGTATCCGCAGCAAGTCCGGGGAACCCACCGATGACCTTAGTGACTGCATCTGCGCCACACTTAGGACACGGTTCCTTCGTTGGTGACTCTCTCTCAGCATAACCGAGCATCTCTTCAAATGTGTGCTTACACTTGCTGCATTGATAATCATACATTGGCATGGCTATTTACCTTTCGCTTTCTTCTCTCGTGTCGTCGGTGACAGTTCATTAATCTCTTTTACAAATGCAATCGGGATCTTCTCCAGACTGCTACATTCATCCGGTCCAATGGTACTTAGTAGTGCTATGTGTTCCTCACCCCTATAGATTTCATACCCTATGGTACGCATCGTCGGACAGGGTTTCTTGGCGTATCGGACCAATTCTTTAATATCATTCCAACCAACTTCGCCCTTTTCTTCGGCGTCCACCCACACTACTTCGACTATCGGGTAACTTCTTGAATTCATTCTTGGCCCCATAATGTTCTCCTAGTATATATGGTGGTTCCTAAGTGTAAGTATAGCACACATTTGCAGCCAGTGCAACCCCTGGCCGCTATCAACGCGATTAAAAAAACAGACCCCACCGTGAGTACCAGTCCGATGGGGTCTGCGGCATACTCTACTCGAGTGATCAGGCAGCGATGAGATCGATGAACCTGCTGAGGAGTACGCGGGAAGTGGAACGTCCCTTCGCCGACTTGGCGAATGCGTTCTTCAGTTTGGTGAAGGTAGCGTCTTCGGGAAGGTCTTCCATGAGATCGTTGGAGACTTTCGCGTTCGACTTGACGACGAAGTACTCGGTCCATCCGTTGCTGGGCAGAGCGGCGAAGTTTTCCTTAGAGAACGACTTCTTGAATGCATCGAATGCTTCATCGGACTCGATCTGGTATCGGAAGTTCTTGACGTTCGGGGTCATGTAGATTCCGATGACGTTGGCATCGGTGGTGTCCTTGAGCCATTCGGCAACGGTTCCGGTGAATCGTCGTCCTTCAACCTTGAAGGTCTTTCGAGTCTTGGGGTCGAGGAGGTCGGTACGTCCCCAACCGTTACCACCGGCTTCGCCGTCGGTGAGAATGACAGTGTTCACGATCTGGACACCGTTTCGAGTCTTGAACTCGGGAACGATGTTTCCAAGGGCGAACATGGCTTCATGGAGAGGAGTACCGGACAGGCGGAATCGAGGGCTACAACCAACATTCTCCATACCGTCATACGTGTTCGCTTCCATCATCATCCAGAGGCAGGCGCAGGCAGTCTTGAATTCTCGCGTGTTCATGCGATTCGAGAGAAGATTGTTCAGAACGAAACTCTGGCAGTTATAGTCTTCGATTGTACCATCATTTTCGCGGAAGGTCTGGGTCTCGCCACGTTCCTTCATCAATTCGTCGTATCGATCCCAATCACCGTATCGGGTGACGTTGAAAGGCATTTCATTCGTGAACGAGTAGACCTCGAAGGGAATGTTGACTTTCTTGCAGAAGAAGACGAGGCTGAGAAGTTGTTCGACGGTATCCCGAAGGCAGTCTGCCATCGATCCGCTCCAATCGATCACCATGACGAGGCCGTGGCTCTTGCCGTCGGCGATTTCTTCGTTGCGGAGGAAGATATCTTCGCTCCAACGGTAATCGATCATGCGATTGGTGTCGAGAATACCAGTCTTCGAGGTCGAAGTACGCTTGTCCTGGTCGGCAGCCATCTTCATTTCAAACTGCTTCACCAGCATATTGGTAGTCTTCCGACTATCGTTCTCGAAGGCACGGACGGCGGCGGCGCATTCCGCGAACTTTTCGCACTGAAGGTCGTTTCCGGTCATGAAGTCTCGCATGGCAGTGGCGACTTCGGTGTAGTCGATGGCAACCTTGGACATGTCGAGGTCGGGAACTCGCTGGTAGTTGACGCCGCGGCAGTACTCGTCACGCATCGCGTTGATAGCGTTCTCCATCGCTTGTGACGTTTCAGGCATGGGAGCATCCATGACGGTCGTGTTCGCGCCCTGCACGGTCGAAGGGGTCGAACCCGTTTCCTCGCCTTCGGCGGATTCGCCGGTGTCGGTGTCATCGTCGGCGGATTCGCCACTGTCTTCACCATCGGACGCGGAACCGGATTCGCCGTCTTCGCCTTCGCCGTCTTCAGCATCGGAATCGCCACCTTCGCCGTTGCCGGTGCCTTCGTCTTCGGATTCAGCACCACCGGCACCGGGCATACCCTGGCCGGTAGGTCCGTCTTCGTCGCCCTGTTCGCGGTCTTCGGGCGTACCATTGCCGGTGTCGTCGTTCTGAGGCAGGGCAGCATCGGTCCACAGTTCCGTGGCGATATCGACGATCTCGGTCCATTCGTCAGCATTCTCGATACGGTCGATCCAGACACGTTCGGCGGCAGTGAACGGGACATTGGCGAGATGTCCAATCTTGAAATGAATGTTCAGGCGATCGATGAGCATGAGATCGTTCAGGTCCTTGCCCGCGATCTGGAAAATGTCATCTTCGGCGAATTGACGGTAGGCATTCACGAAGTCGCGGCGGAGGCCGGGGAACTTCGCCTTGATCATTCGTTCGATACGGGCGTCTTCGACCACATTCAGGAAGTGACGGCCACTGCCGCTGCGGTCTTCACCACCGGCAACGCGGTCAGAGGCATCTGCCCATTCGCTGCCTTGTGGAGTATGGAGGGCGTGGCTGACCTCGTGACCGATGAGCATATCGTACATCGAATCGGTCATATCCTGCCACACGGGAAGGCCGAGAACGCGCCGCTTGGTATCGAAATACGCGGTTTCGGCGGTCGCGTCATGAATGACAGTGATATTCTCCGTGGCCATAGCACGGGCGAGGATATCGCGGGATGTTCGGGACTTGTTCGGGACGGTAGTGGTAGTGGTACTCATGCGTATATTGTACCATACTGGGGCCCCGTGTCAACCTATAGGACCGAGAAAATGGGGAGAATATCAAGAAATATCACATATCGGACGCTATCAACGTCGCCTGCCGCTAAGTCCAGTAATACCAAGGACTTAGAAAAAGTTTGGGGGTGGTCGTAAACTCCTGTTATTACGGGACTTAGGCACCAAGAAATCTGCCCTAAAATGCCCGAAAATGGGTGCTAGGGGTTGCAATCTGCCCCTGGTCGTGTATAATTAGAGCATCGGGAACGAGATCCCGGCAATTTAGACCTTTTCGGAGTACCATCCAATATGAACAATACCCTCTCAACTCGTCAGAACGATTTCGTCCGTGCCCTCTGCGCCGCCTTCGGTGATGCCACCGAATACACTCGCGCCGAGTTGATGGACGTATGCGAATCGTCCGGTATCTACTCCTGCCCTCCGTCATGGATCACGCAGGATTCGACCCGGAAGATCTCGCGTGGCGTGTACTCCGTTCCCGAAGTCGCCGAAGTCGGTGCTACCAAGTCCGCGGCCCGTGCCGCTAGGACCGACTTCGATCGTGCCATGCAGACTCCCGACCCGGAGTTCTACGTCATGAACGATGCCGATGGCAACGAATTCAAGTGTGACGCTAACGGCAAGCCCCTTGCCGATGCTCCTGCTCCTGCCCCTGCGGTCTCGACCGTTGCCAATCATGCCGTCATGGGCATGACTGGTGGTGAGCGTTCGACCCTCGTTCCTTCGCGGATCTCGACCTACGTGCCTTGGGGACATTTCAAGTCTGTCGAGATGATCGTCAAGGCCGGAATCTTCTATCCCACGTTCATCACGGGACTTTCCGGTAACGGCAAGACCACGATGATCGAACAAGTCTGTGCCAAGATGAAGCGAGAATGCTATCGTATCAACATCACTCGCCAGACCGACGAGGATGACCTGCTCGGTGGTTTCCGCCTCATCAACGGCGAGACCGTGTGGCAGGATGGACCAGTCGTGCAAGCGATGAAGTCCGGTGCCGTGCTTCTGCTGGACGAGATCGACCTCGCCAGCCATAACATCATGTGCCTTCAGCCTGTGTTGGAAGGTAAGGGCGTGTTTCTCAAGAAGACTGGCCAGTGGGTCACTCCTGCCGCCGGTTTCACCGTGTTCGCCACTGCGAACACCAAGGGCAAGGGCTCCGATGACGGAAAGTTCATCGGGACCAACGTCCTGAATGAAGCATTCCTCGACCGCTTCCCGATCACTATGGAACAGGCCTATGCGCCTCGTTCGACCGAGAAGAAGATTCTCGCCAAGGCGATGTCTGCCCAAGGTATCGACGATGCCGACTTCGCCGAGAATCTGGTGAAGTGGTCGGAGATCATCCGCAAGTCGTATTTCGAGGGTGCCGTGGACGAGATCATCTCGACCCGCCGCCTGGTGGACATCACCAAGGCCCTTGCCATCTTCGGTGATAAGGTACAGGCCATCGACTTCGCCCTCTCGCGTTTCGATGACGATACGAAAACCGCCTTCCGCGACCTGTACGCCAAGGTGGATGCCGAAGTCGGTGACCACGACGATGCCGCCGAGGCCGAGACTGCTGCCGCAGGACTTGAAACTGCCGACCGCGTGAATCTCGCGTGTTCATACGACCAGAAGGATCTCGCCAAGAGCATGGGTGCCAAGTGGGATTCTCCCGCCAAGGTATGGTACGTCTCTGGCGACCTCTACCGTCAGAACCCTGACCAGTGGGCGCAGTTCAACCCTGCCCCCGTCACTGCTCCTGCCTGCCCCTTCTGATTCGACCATCTCCCAACTTTTCACTTGATCTCATACACTTATGGAGTACAATAGTACCATGAACGATCCGCACCATATGAACGACATCAACGCCGATGACCTCTTCATAGAGTCCGACCGCATCGAACTGACCGACGAAGGCCTTGCCGTTATGGCAGAACTCTGGGAAGAGGGGTGCCTGCACTCATGACCGACACGGACTGCACCATCTCGCACTCGCTGGACATACTGGACCGGACTATCGACGCAATCGATGACCTCTACAGACTCAATGCCTCCGACGAGATCCCCACTGCCGCACTTGGTGGCATCACCCTCCTCCTCGCAATCACTGACCAATATGGCCCCGAATACTTTACAGATGAAGAAGTGAATTTCATCACCGAGGCCGACGAATACCTTTCTGAAACTATCAAGGAGTTTTACCCGCAATGAATTATTCATACGACAACCTGACCAACCGACAGAAGACCTACATCGATGCCATTCGTGAGCATGGACCAGACATGGGTGTAGACATTACCAAGGAAGAGTTTAGTCGTGCTGAACTCCGCCCTGTTTCCCTCAAGATGAAGGGCAAGGTGTGGATCCCTAACTGGATCACACACGACCAGTCGCGTCGTGTGTCGCGTGGAGTGTTCCGCATTCCCGAGGTGACCACTACGGTGGCAGATGAGGTACAGGTCCCCCCTGCTACCACTGATGCCCACGCCGTCACCGCCTCTGCCCCTGCGGCAGAGGTCGCCCTTTCCTCTTGATGTCTGCGGCGTCACTGGGGGCACCCCCGCCCCCGGTGGTGTCCGTTTTCCTGTCCGAACAGTGCCAGGCCGCTTGGGACTCCTACGGGACTCCGACCCTAGCAAATTTATGCCGGAGAAAAATTCAATGCCAGAACCTCGCCCAAGAATCCACTACCTCCACAGTGAACACGAAGGAATCATCGTCTTCATCTATGACGAGGGTGCAGTTCTGGTTCACGAATACGCCACGGGAAACGTCCAAGTGTACGCCCCGAAACGTGCAAGGGAAATCTGGAATCATAGAGTGAAGTTTGGATTCCGTCCCTATTCCACCCGTGAGGAAATCCCAGCATGAACATCGCACTCGCAATCTTTCTCTACATTCTTTTCTGTTTTGTTGTACTCGCATTCCTCTCTGGAGCATCAACCCGTGATCGCTAAAACAACTATCATCATCTCTCTCATGTTCTGTAGCACTGCAATGGCACTTACTGATAAGGAACTCACCGATGTACTTACTGCAATTCGCACAGTGGAATCTAATAACAATCCTTCTGCTGTTGGTGACAATGGTAACGCTATCGGCGTTTACCAGATCTGGAAGTCGTACTGGAAGGATGCTCGACAAACTTCAAGTATTGGTGGCGTATACAATGACTGCTTCACTCCTGATTATGCTGATCGTGTTGTCCGTGCATACATGAAACGATACGCCACTGAGAAGCGTCTCGGTAGAGAAGTCACTCAGGAGGATATCGCACGAATTCATAATGGCGGACCAAATGGCTACAAGAAGTCTGCCACTGTGAAGTACTGGAAGAAAGTTCAGAAAGTCCTGAATGATCGTTGACTTCTTTCCCGTTCTCTGATACAATACACCCTCACACCCACTAACGGAGTACCACTATGCACGTTCAAGACCCATCCATCCCTGATCCACCAAGCGGCGATCTCGATCCCCGTGGCAATGTCTCTGAAGAATGGTTTCTTCACAGTACCGAGATGAATATCTTCGTGCGGTTCCGAGGTATTGATGGAAT